ATCGTTTACTGGAGACTAATCCACGATCACCAAAACTAGCAAAACTTTATGAACAAAAAGATATGATTAGAGGTATTGAAGCAGATAAAGCTTCAAACTTAGGAAAGAATACAAGTAAAATTCCTGAAGGTCCATTCAAAGATTCACAAGATTATATGGAATTTGCAATTAAGTACTTGCTGAGAGTGGCAAAAGATGGTAATTACGATGGCGTGGCTTTTTCGACACCACCAATTAAGAACTTAAACTTAAGTCCTGGAAGCAAGGATTATAGAGGGAACTTAATTGCGTATGGTCCGATATTAAAAAATGCTATTAAAAAGGCTAAATCAAAAAGTGGGGCAAATTTAGTTGAAACAAGTATTGCGGGACCAAAACGTGAAACAGGAAGATGGGGTCAGGACCAATCTTACTTTGGTGTTCCAGCGTTGATGTTGAAAGGAAACAAAAAGGCACTGGAGAAAATAAGCAAAGGTCTTCCGGCGTATAGGGAAGGTGGTTTAACAAAAACCACTCCACCGAAAAAAGGACCTTCACCGTATGGCATTTTTAAAGATGTCGTGCCAGGACTATAAGGGGAGATAGATGGCAAAAAAGAATCAAAATAATAATATAGATAAAGCTCTAGAAGCATTGCAAGGTGCATTGGATATTGAACCAGTAGGACAAGAAGTTCAGTTACCGGAGCAAGTTGTAGATTTTGAATCAGACATAGAATTAACAGAAACACCAGATGGTGGTGCAGAGGTCAATTTTGATCCTAATGCACCAATAGACCAATCACAAATTCCATTCGATGGAAACTTAGTGGAGTACATTGATGAAACAGATTCCCGCAGGTTCGCTAATGATCTTGTGGGAGCATTCGAAGCGGATAAAGAGTCCAGAAAAGACTGGGAAGATACCTACGTCAAAGGACTTGATATGTTAGGATTCAAATATGAAAACCGAACACAACCGTTCGAAGGTGCATCAGGGGTCGTACATCCTTTATTAGCTGAATCTGTTACGCAGTTTCAAGCCCAAGCTTATAAGGAACTCCTCCCCCCAAGCGGCCCCGTACGCACTCAAGTAGTAGGTCTACAAACACCAGAAGTAATGGACCAAGCTGAACGTGTTAAAGATTACATGAATTATCAAATTACAACGGTAATGAAAGAATTTGACCCTGAAATGGATCAAATGCTTTTCTATTTACCTTTATCTGGTTCTTCATTTAAAAAAGTTTATTTTTGTCCTATTATGAAACGTGCAGTTTCTAAATTTGTAACAGGTGAAGATTTAATTGTTAATTATATGGCAACTGATTTAGAAACAGCTGATCGTATTACACATGTAGTACGTATGACAAATAATGATGTACGTAAATTACAAGTACAAGGATTTTATAAAGATGTTGAACTAACAAGTGGACAAGTTGATCCATCTGAAGTTAGAGAAAAAGTTAACGAACTCGAAGGAGTGGAAAAAGAATATGCTAATGATGATGACGAACATGAAATTTTGGAGATGCATGTTAATGCTGATATTCCAGGATTTGAAGATCCAAAAGGAATAAAACTTCCCTATATTATTACAATTGATAAATATTCTAGAACAATTTTATCAATAAGAAGAAACTGGAGTCAACAAGATGCATTCTATAAAAAGATTCCATACTTTGTACATTTTAAATTTCTCCCGGGACTAGGCTTTTATGGCTTTGGTCTAATACACATGCTTGGAGGGTTATCACGAACAGCAACAAGTGTTTTGCGGCAATTAATTGATGCTGGTACACTCGCTAACCTTCCAGCAGGTTTTAAAGCTAGAGGAATGCGTATACGTGATTCTGATGAACCTTTGCAACCAGGTGAGTTTAGGGATGTCGATGTAACAGGAAATTCTATTAGAGAATCTTTATTACCACTTCCTTTTAAAGAACCAAGTTCAACATTATTTCAATTATTAGGATTTGCAGTTGATGCAGGTAAATCATTTGCAGCTATCGCTGATATGAAAATGGGTGAAGGAAATGAACAAAACCCCGTTGGTACTACACTTGCTTTATTAGAGCGTGGTACTAAAGTTATGAGCGCAATTCATAAGAGATTACACTACGGTCAACGTGAAGAGTTTTCATTACTTGCTCGCGTGTTCCAATTATATTTACCACCAGAATATCCATACCAAGTGGTTGGTGGAAATCGTATGGTTAAACAACAAGATTTTGATGAGCGTGTAGATATACTACCTATTTCAGATCCAAATATATTCTCAATGGCTCAAAGAATTACATTGGCACAACAACAATTACAATTAGCATCTTCTAACCCTCAAATGCATAATTTGCGTGAAGCGTATAGAAGAATGTATGCAGCAATGGGTGTTGATAATGTTGATGCAATTTTAAAACCAGATCCAGATTTACCAGCCCCAACAGGACCGGCTACAGAAAATAGTCAAGCCATGAAAGGTCAAGCACCTAAGGCATTTCCAATGCAGGATCACCAAGCGCATATTCAAGGACACTCCGAGTTTATGTTTACACGAATGGTTCAAATTAACCCTCAGTTATTTTCTTCGTTACAAGCACATATATCAGAACATATTGCATTAATGGCTGGTGAACAAATGAATCAAAAATATCAAGAACAAGTTCAACAACTACAACAAGCAATGCAACAAGCACAACAGCAAGGTAATCAACAAGCAGTGCAACAGTTATCCCAACAAAATGATCAGTTAACAAATCAGATCGCTGCAGAACAAGCACAATTAGAAGCACAATTAACTGGACAATTAGCTAAAGATGAAGAAGCACGAATGAGTAAAGAGCCTAAAGATCCACTTGTTAAATTAAAGCAACAAGAAATTGACTTGAAAGCTGCTGAGTTACAAGCTAATCTACAAAAGGATATGTTAACAGATGCAGAGAAAATGGATCTGGAACGTGACAAACTGGAGGCGCAAACAAGTATTGACTTAATGAAAGTATCAGCAGATGTAGATAAACAACAAAATGCTAATGCTATTAGTATGTTAAAAGAGAATATGATTTCATCGCGTGAGGCGATGAAAGATCAAACAGCCGAAAGGATAGCGAGAAACAATGCCAAAAGAAATGGAAAAAAAACTGACTAAAATTAGTGAATCAATGCAAAAAATTGAAGAAGCTGCCAGATCAGAAATTAATACAACTGAGGATTATATGTTAGTTTGTTCATCTCTTATGGCTGTAACCCGAAATATGTACATAGAAGCTCTTGGTCCACAAGATACAGTTCAAATGTTTGAAGCGGTTGCAGATAGTATTATTGCAACAGACGAAATGTTAAAACAATTTCAAGACTATCCTAAACCAACGATACACTAATGCCTTTTAAGTCAGAAAAACAAAGAAAATATTTATGGGCTAACGAGCCCAAAATTGCCCGTGAATGGACGGATAAATATGGAAGTTCTACCAAAAAGAAAAAAGGTGGTAGAATAAAACAATTGAAAAAAGGAGGAAAAAATGCCAAAAGTCGGTGACCAAAAATTTCCATACACTTCTGTTGGTGTTCAACAAGCTCAGAAACATGCTAAAAACACTGGGCAAAAGGTGAATATGCAATCAAATTATAAGAAGGGTGGAAAGGTAAAGAAAATGAAATCTGGAGGAAAAGTTGATGACTACAGTTTTCATACAGAAGCTTGGGTAAACGCAGATGGTTATCCAAGTGGGGGAATCCCCATTAAACACGATAAATAGGAGGACCAAATGAACTTATTGAAAGATATTTGGGGACATCTTAAAGAATGGAATGAGTGGAAGATGAAGGACTGGATAAAGGCCGGAATCGTAGCTATTATTGTTCTTATTGTTCTTAAAACTGTACTTGCACCAGGTGCATAATGGTAAATTGGACAGATATACCCGATAGAAACCGTGGTCAAAAAAGACCACGGTATTCTGCTAATGTAGCGCCAATTATCCCTGGACAGGATGATAATCGTTCAGCTCATCTTCGTAATACATTTATTGATAATGTTAATCAAACAAGAAGTGATAGAGCTGAAAGAGCTGCTACTGTAGATAATATTGATTGGGCGATGTCACGTCCTGCTAGATGGTATAAAAACAGAGACAATTTAAGATCTGTTAAAAATGTATTATCAAGCACTCCTGCTGTTACAACTGATCAAAACGAAACACGTAGTATGTATCAAATGCTCATGAATCAGATGAAAGGTGGAGATAGAGGTGCACGTTTAATTGATACAAGAGGATTGCCAGATAATGCAATAAGATATGGATCAAAATTATTTTATGATCCAGATAAGACAGATGGAATTTTAAATAGTGCTAGAAGACTGACAACAGATCTACTTCCATTTATTCCACGTAAGCATACGACTCCTAGTCCTGCAACATTACGTGTAGATGAATATAATCCTTTCCCAAAAGCCGGGTTTGCAGAGGAATGGTATAAAGATCAGTTTCCTATATCTTCAGCATTTTCAGGAATTATGAATGTAGCATCTGAGAATCTAGGACCTTTTGGATGGTTAAAAAAAATATTACCTAAACGTGACAGAATACCTTTAGAACGTGATCTTAGTTGGGTACCAGAAGGTGTTGGAGAATGGGATTATAATAAAATTCCTAATATGCCTTTCGTGGAAGACATGGATATTGAAGACTTATCCTATACACCTGAAACAGTATGGGGTCCTGAAGGAGATCCAAGTATTGGAATGGCTGGCATGGAAGAGTATTTACCAGACTTGACAGGTTGGAATGAAGAGTGGGGTAGTGATGATTTAACCGCAATAGATCCAGATTTTACAACTACTCATCAAGAACCAGAAATTATAGAAGGTGGAGAACCAGAAATTATAGAAGATGATTTTGTTATTAAAAAAGCTCAATTTGATTTAGGTAATCTTGGTGAAGGAGATGAATATAGTCCAAATTTAGATTTAAATATTATGAATATAGAAGACCCAGAATTAAAACAAGCAGCTATTAATGCAGCATTACAGTTTGACTTAGCTTACCGACAATCGGATCCCAATAAATCTGATTTTAATTTAGAAAAGTTATGGGATGCTTATATTGAAGCCATAAAAGCTGGAGCACAATAATGCCGGAAATGGGACATATACATGGAGGTTCCGATGATTGGAATCCATCTGGTTCAAACACTGTTCGAGATTTTTCTACTCCTACTTCAACTAATAATCAAAACCAAAATGTTAATGCTTGGCAATATGCAGCACAAACTTTAAAAGATGCTGGAGCAGTGACATCTGGTGCTTTAAGTGGAACAGCGTTATGGCA